CGACACGTTCCGGGGCCGTTTATGAACTTGTCGTCGCACAAATATATGTCGCTGCCGGTTCCGTGTCGGTTACACAGGAAAATATAACCGACACGCGGGCGGATTCTTCACTTTGCGGTTGGGTCGCTTCGACAGTGAAGGAAATTGATTTTTCACAGTTCACGGAACAATTCAATTCCTTTTTTCAGTCATATCAGGCAAGGATCACAAAGCAGTTTTCGGCATACCTGAACACGATCGCCGAACTGGAAAACAAAGGGAACGTCAGTTATCAGGAATACTTGACGATTCTTCAGAATTACGAATCATCACAGGAAAAAGAATTCAGTGATTGGTTCGAAGGGATAAAGAATAAGCTTTCCGACGATATAGCAGGAAACCTTCAGAATCAGATCGACGCGATAAACAAAAATATCGGAAATGCGATTCAGGATCTTTCAACGAAGCTTTCATTCAGCAATAAGTCAAAGAGTACGGGAGAAATCGGAATCGTAATAAAGAATACGACAACAGGAACCGAAACAACGACGAAATACACAGAAGGCGGGAAAGTATATTTGACAGAACCGGGAGAATATACAGTTTCGGCGTCAAGCGACGATTTCACGGTTATCCCGAAGACATTCACGCTTGACTACACAAAGACTACTGAAACGTTAGACTTCACGATCTACGACGCGAACGGTTACGCGTACGTGGGCGGATATGTCGGCGCTTTTGTTAGTGCAAATTAAAAACACACAGAAAGGAAGAAGGACATGAAAGGATTTCCAAAGACATTGAAAACGCGTCAGGACATTTTGAATTGCAAAGCAATGGTCGACGCGGGCGTCTTCAAGGCGTCAGATCTTCAGAAGGCAATGAACAAACTTGAAGCGACGAATTATATCGTTCTTCAGGTCAACGGCCTTTCAGAGGACAGGAAGACCGTCACAACGAACTATTGTGCAGAAGCGGCAGCAGGCGGAACGGCGGTCGCCGGAAACGTGAAAGCTTCGATCAAGTCAGTAACGCACAACGAAGAAACAAACGAAGAAACAGGACAGACAAACAACGTTTCTTCAGATATTGTTCTTTCAAAAGCGATTGCGGCATCTTCCGAAACACTGAAGGTTCTGAAGGCGACAACGTGTTTTGACCGCCTGAACATGACAGAAGAAGAATTTGATTCAATCCTTGCGGATTTGGAAGCTTAAAGAAAGGGGAAGAAAATGTCAAAGTTTTTCGTTTATGATGAATCAATGACAAACACGAAGGCGAAGATCACGACGGCGAAGCTTGCGGCAATGTCGGACATTATCGCTTCGGAAAAGAAGTTCCTGAATGCGGGCGACGCTTCAACGCCGAACGCTCTGACACTTGACGCCGACGTTCTGATCGCCGTCGGGAATTCGGTATTCAGGACAGCAGAAACAGAACTGACGGTTTCAAATCTGGACACAGGAACAGGCTTCACGGTTGGATCCGATTATTATGTTTATTGTTGTGATCCTTCGTCCGGTTCAGATACGTCGGACGTAGACGAAGAATATAAAATATCCTTGAATTCGACATATCCGGACGGATACACGGCGGAAAATTCAAGGAAGATCGGCGGTTTTCATTATGGAATCGTTCGCGTAACGGACGACACGGGAAAAGCGGTCGGAACAGATTCGAAAGAATACGGCACGGCGTGGACGTCAAACGTTTACACCGGCATTCTTCCGGCTTCTGTATGGACTGTACTTCACAGGCCAAAATGCGAAGATCCTTCCGGCATGGTTTACGTGTCCGGCGGTTTATGGGCTGACATTTACCTTGATTCAGACGACGGAAACGACGGTTTAGCGTCCGTTTATAACGCGACGCCGATCACGGGAACAGAATCGTTGAACTGGTATATAGCAGTTGAAAAAGCCCGTCGCGTCGGAAAGCGTCTTCCGTCTTATGCTGATTTTATTCAGTATGCGTATGGATCGCCTGAAGGAACAGATTCAGGAAATACGAACGCATGGTCAGCAACAGGAAACACGGCGCGTCAGGTAACGGGCTACGTCAAGAACGCCGTTTCTGCCGTTGGCTGCCGCGATTGCGTCGGTAATGTTTGGGAATGGCTTGACGAACTTTGCCTTGATCCTACGGCTACGGCGTGGAATTGGCAGGACGTGTTAGGATCCGGATTCGGTGACGCTTATATTCCTTCACAAACAGCGCTTCGCGCGCTGATTGCGGGCGGCTCTTGGGGCGACGGGTTTCGCGGCGGCGCCCGCGCGGTCGGTGCGAGCAGTTGCCCGTGGAACGTGGTCGCGAGCATCGGCGTCCGCTGCGTCTGTGACTCGCGTTAATCCGGATCAGCGGCGCGCGGGAGCGCGGCCGCATGGGGTCAGGAATGGAAGAAGAGAAGAAAGAATATAAAGCGAAGTATGAAGCGCCGGATTTCCTGAAGGATACCGGCGCGGATTACGCGCACACAAAAGCACATCAGGCCGCGTACGATTTCAGTATATACATTCATAACAAGATGAAATCGCTTCCGAAGTATGAGAAATTCACGCTTCAGAAGGAAATCAGGGAAACGATTGACGTTATCCTTGACGAAATTGAACTGTATGAAGTAACGAAATCAGTATCGCATTTATACACGGCCGACAGAATGAAAAGGCGGTTAATGCGAAAAATAAGAACGTGTCACGATCTGAAATATTCGGCAATGAATACAGACGTGACATTCTATTGCGCGAAGCAGATCGCGATCATTGGTTCACTTGTCGGCGGCCTGATAGAGAAAGAAAAGAAGAAACGGGGTTCCTGAAAGTTATGATTATACATTAACAGGAAAAACGTTTGATTCTATAAGGGCGGCTGTTAATTCGAATTTTGCAACGGACGGCAGGCTTCACGCGCTGATTGCGGGCGGCAATTTGAACAACGGGATTCACGACGGCGCCCGCGCGGTCAATGCGAACAATTACCCGTGGAACGTGAACACGAACATCGGCGTCCGGTGCGTCTGTGACTATGGACATTTTAGAACGTTGCGGATCCGTCCGCGCGTCAAGGATTCATATATTTACCATGAGTCAGACGGCCGTAAAGCGATCCAGAAACGGATCGTCCTGATCGGGTGAAAATCCCGACGAAGTTCAAAAAGCACCGGCCGAAAAGTAACGAAAGGGAAATTCGCGAAATGCGGAACGGGCAAACATGAAAACAGAAAAGCATTTACTGCCGTCGATCTGCACGAATGAGAATGCAGAAGAAGCATATCGACAGGCGCGCGAGTGCAAAAGATACCGGCCGGAAGTAATGCGGTTCGAACAGAACCGGGAAGAATATCTTCTTTCAGCGATCGAAGACATTCAAACATTAAATTACAATCCGGGCCGGTATTTTATATTCAAAGTATGGGAACCGAAAGAACGCGTGATCATGGCGCTGCCGTTTTACGACAGAGTGATTCAGCACATGATCGTCAATATAATCGAACCGACGTTTGAACGACGCTTTATTTATCAATCTTACGCTTGCAGGAAAGAAAAGGGCGTTCATAAAGCTTCGGACACACTTTCACGTCGTTTATATGAATTATGCGTCGTTCAGGGAAAGAACATTCACGCGATATCGGGCGACATTCACAATTATTTCGGATCCGTGGATCATAA